AAAGGAAGAAAATAGCGAAGATATAGTTGGAGTAATTACATTAGAATTTGCTTTTTATCCAAGACATAAAATAGGCAGAGTAGTAACTTGTGCTGGCAGAAGATTACATGAATGGATAAACAATACTGTATATGAATTAGAACAATGGGCTATTAAAGAAGGATGTTCACATATGGACATGTACGCAAGAAGGGGATGGAAAAAAATATTAACAGAATATAATGAAGATTTTGTCTTATTACGGAAAAAACTCTAACCAATAAAGGTGAATATGAAGATTTATAACGAAGTTGTTTATCAAATTATTGATGATAAATTAGTAAAAGTGTCAGAAGACTCTTTTGAATACTCAGGTGAAATATCCGAATGCTCAAATGCTGGTTCAACTATAAGTAATTATACCAAAAAAGCATCTAACACTGTTAGTGCGGCAGTTAATACTGTAATGGAGCCTATAGGTGAAACTGCTACTTCTGGAGTGAAGACTATAACAGAAGGTCCCGATGGATTTATAAAATCGATGACTGATACTGCAAAACAATGGAGTCAAAAAGGGTCTCATCATTTGTTCGGTACTAATTATGACGGTGATAGTTCAAATGATAATGTAGATTATTCTTCTCCTACATATGAAGGTGGGGATGACTCTGCATTTGCAGAATTGGAAGCTCAACGTCGTCAACAAAATAATATGCGTGGCAGACTTATGGCTAATCAAACACAAGGTCAATCTGCAACATTATTAACGTCACCAATGAGCTAAAGGAGATCAATATGATGCCCCCATTTAAGAGTATTTTAACTCAATATCCTAAACAAAATACTATAGCGGCGCCACCTGCACCGCCACCAGCGAATTTGAAGCCTGAAGACAAGCCTCCAATTGCTCCAGCACAAAACAATAACACCTATTGGATGAGGCCACCTACAGGTACAGCAACAGAAGAAGGTCTGATGCCGGGTGATGATGGTTATGTCGATCCACATGCTGAAACAATGAATGAATGGGAAGATATAAATAAACAAAAGGGATTTAAGCCAGATGGATCAGTGTATTTACATTCTGAATCAGAATCTGGTCGTGGAGAAGAAGAAGGTGGTAATTACCAAGGTACAGGTAAAAAACATAGAGGCACAGGTGATAGGGCTAGATTAGCCGCAAACAAAACTCAAGGCCAATCCGCTACAATTTTAACTGAGTAAATTTATGCCATATGGCGAAACAAATGCTCTAGGGGCGTTACTAGATCGACACCATGAAAAGCTGAAGAATAATCGGCATAATTGGGAACGTCAATGGCAGGATATGGCAGAATACGTTTTGCCTCATCGTGCAGACTTCATTTCTGTTCAGTCAAAAGGTAAAGAACGTCTAGAAATGGCGTTTGAAGGCACAGCAATGCGATTATTGAAACGCTTTGCATCTAATATACATAATGTATTTACACCAATGGGTGCAGAGTGGTTTAAATTAACTACTGGCATAACACAACTAGATAAGCAACGTAACGTAGCACTCTGGTTAGAAGAAGCATCTAAAATTGTAAAATACCATGTATCACGACCAATCAGTAATTTCCAAAGTTCAGTCTTTCAATACTATCTTGAAGCAGGGTCTTTCGGCACTGGTATCATTTTTGTTGAAGACGTTCCCGGCTTTGGCCCTCGTTATCGTAATTTCCCTCTTTCGGATTGTATACTTGGGTCTGGTAGCGAAATGGAAATTGATACAGTTTTTCGGAACTATAAACAAACAGCAAAAGACTTAATTTCTAGGTTTAATCCTGAAACTCTACCAGAAGAAATACTTAAAAAAGCTACTTCAGAAAAACTCCTAGATGAATATGATGTGGTACACGCAGTATTTCCTGCATGGACTGCAATAGATATGTTGCCAGAAGGGTTTCAGAAACCATTTGTATCAGCACATTATTTAAAAGATAAAAAGACTATCCTCTCATTAGGAGGGTACGACGAAATGCCCTATATCTGTGCTAGATGGGAAAGATCGGATCGTGAAATCTATGGTAGAGGTCCGACATGGGAGATAATGCCTGACATAAGACTTATCACTGAAGTAGATAAAACTTATCTGAAAGCAGTTCAAAAGGCGGTGTCTCCCCCAATGTTTGTTCCAGATTCAGGGCTACTTGATCCACTAGATACAACACCAGATGCAATAAATTATTATACAGTTGGACTAGGTGGCAAAGATACAATATTTGAAGCACCTACAAATGCACGACCAGATTATGCAGAACGATTAAGTGCTAAATGCACTGCCGCTATTAGGGAAGGATACTTTTTAGATTTACTTGAATTACCCGGCCCTGTTGCTCCCGATGGCGATGTAATGCGCTTCTCTGCAACAGAAGTTTCTGTAAGGATGAGACAAAGGATGCCTGTACTTGGCCCAATACTCGCTCGTCAGGAAGCAGAATTTCTTGATCCACTTATCAGAAGGACAGTAAATATCCTAATGAGAAGTTTTCTGATGCCTGAAATGCCACCTGAAATGGAGAATAACTTTAAAATAGAATACTTGAATCCTGTGTCTATATCGTTACGATCTGGTGAAATAAACTCTATGAATCAGTTGTTTGAAATGATTATGCCACTTGCTCAGATAGATCAAACAATACCAATGTATTTTAATACTCAGCAAATACTTAAAAATACTGCTGAAGTATTACAAATTCCTGTATCTAATTTACGATCCGAAGAAGAAGTACAAGCAATGGTTCAAGCACAACAGAGAGAAAAAGAAGCACAGCAACAAATGCAACTTGCAGAATCAACAGCTAATGTTACTGAAAAGCAAGCAAAAGCTAATGCATTAAATGCACAGGCAGAATGAGAAATCGTTGGAATAACGAAAAACAGAAAAGACAGAACTTTAAAGAGGTTTTTGGTAGTGAGCAGGGTAAAGACGTTTTAGCATTATTAGCTAATTCACATTTTGTTTACCGAACTACTCATTCCAATGACCCCTATACCTCTGCATGGCAGGAAGGTCAAAGAACTGTAGTAATGGAGATTATTAATCTCGTTGGTGCAGATTTAGAGACTATTCGTAAAAGAATTGACATGCAGGAAACTGCTCGTCTTCAACAACGAGCCTAACCTTAACATAATTTGATTATGAGTGAAGAAACAGTTGCCCCTGACGATTCAGGACAAGTTGCTGAAGAAACTAATTCCTTTGAATTTAGTGCTTCTAATATGCCTGAAGGTCTAAGGGATGAACCAAGTCTCCAAACATTTGACTCAGTAGACAAACTGGCAAAGTCCTACGTTAATGCAGTCAAGATGATTGGTGGTAAGCCAGAAAACCTAATTCAACTTCCGCAGGAAGGAGAAAATAGGGAGTCTATCTGGAATCAATTAGGTAGACCAGAACAACCAAATGGTTATAATTTTGACGAATTTGGTGATGAAAATGGTGAGTTAGATGGGTTTCGTGAGTTTGCTCATGATTCTGGCCTGACTCAACAACAAGCAGATAATATGCTCCATTTGTATAACGAGATTCAAGAAGAAGAACATAATGCTTCTACTCAACAAATGGCAGATATGAAAGTCCAGACAGAAATCAATCTTCAACGTGAGTGGGGGAGAGATTATGATGGAAAATTAGACTATGCCAAACGTGCTTTCGGGCAAATTGGTACACCAGAACTCAGCAAACTTATGGACGAGTCTGGCATGGGTAATCACCCTGAAGTGATCCGTGCTTTTTCTAAAGTTGGTGAGATGCTAGGTGAAGACTCCTTAGTTATCGGTTCAGGGCTTGGAGGAAATAGCATGTCTCCGGATGCCGCTAAAGATGAAATCCAAGCACTGTATCGTGACAAAGAGTTTTCTGAAGCATATAGGGATAATCGCAATCCCGGTCATAAAAATGCGATGAATAAAATGGACAAACTCTTCAAACAGGCATATCAAGGCCAAGGAAGAGTACGTTAATACATCACACCTTCACTAAAAGAAGGTTTAGACCGAATAAAAGAAGCAAGTAGATAGATAACCCTTCGGCCTATCGAAAACTGCTTTGAGACCCTTTTATGGACAATCTCTAGGTTAGAGTGATTTCTAATCGGAATACGAGTGGTTCGTGTTCCTAGATTTTTTTCATAAAAGGATTATATGGCTAATTATCATGACATTGAAACGTCTTATGTGCATAGGTATTCTGCCGATGTACTACATTCGCTTCAACAAAAAACAACACGGTTGCGTAACTTCGTAACTAATAAACCAGATTGCTCTGGTGTTGCAGAATTTATCGATAAGATAGGTACTGCTGAAGCATTGGATAAAGTCGCACGTTTTGCTGACTCTCCTGTGCAAGCAATATCCCACAAACGCAGACGAGTATCTGCTCAGCCTAAAAATGCAGGTTATTTTGTAGAAGGTTTCGATACACGTAGAATGAACTACGATGTGTTTCAGCCATATGCAGAAGCAACCAGTATGGCAATGGCTCGTAAGATGGATGCAACTATCGTTGATGCCGCTTTCGGTTCAGCATATGAATCAGATGGTGGAGCAATGGATGGAGCAACTGAAGTGGTTTGGAATAGTTCAAACTTTCCAAAACAATTCATTGATAAGACATTCTCTTATGGTACTGCAACAGATGCAATGAGTGGTGTTGTAAGTTCAAATGCATCTGGTGGTGGTCGTACATTATCAATCGACAAACTCCTGAAAGCACGTAGGACACTAGCTGAGAACGAAGCAGATCAGTATGATGAAGGTGGTAATCCACTTTATTTTATTGTTTGTTCTGCGGCTCAGATTGAAGCGCTACTGCATTCAACTCAGGTGCAAAGCTCGGATTATAATAATATTCGTGCGCTCGTAGAAGGTCAGACTAACTACTTTGCAGGATTCCAGTTCATTAGGTACGAAAGTATGCCTACTACTGGTTCAGGTGCAACTCTAGTTGAGTCTTGTTTGGCCTTTCACCCACAAGGTTTAGCCTTTTGTTCATGGCTTGATCCTGTGACTGAAATTGAACGTCGTTCTGACAAATCGTTTGTTCCATATGCATATTTTGAAATGGATATTGGCGCAACGAGAGTATGGGAAGAGATGGTCATTCAAGTTGATTGTTACAAACCAGCATAACCCATAAATTGAAAGGACAATATGGCTAATTCATACGCAGTCGATTACAAGAAACGACACGTTACACTCCCTGCTAAGTTGACAGAAGTTGCAACTAACGGTGGGCGTATGCGTGTTCTTTATGATACCTACACAACTGCATCTAATGTTGAAAATGACTTAATCTACTTCGGTAAGTTGCCCGGTGGAGCTAAAGTTTGGGAGGCATCATTGTATGTTTCTGCAACAGCAGGAGCAGGGATAACTGCTGACTTAGGTTATGCTTCTACAGCATCAACCGATGTCGATGCATTCCTTGATGGAGTAGACGTTCATGTTGCTACTACAGCCTATTTTATGGCTGGTGGCGCAGATACCGATACAGGGAATAAAAACAATAAGTCTAATGCACCAGTATCTATACCTAATGAAGTTGATATAACACTCAAAGTCTTAGGTGATGATCCCGGTGATGGAAAGGTTTGGCAAGTACAAATCTGGTACACAGTAGACTAATAATAATCGGGGGTTGGGAAACTGACCCCCATTTCTAACAGTTACTATG